CCCGGTTTCCACCGGGGATCTCTGTCTAAATGTTTTAGACGGGTGCCTTCGGGCATTCCAATCTTCTATCTAACCCATAAGGTGACATGATGAAAGCCGTACAAAAGTATGATTTGATGCCTGAACTTCATGGATGTTTTGAATTCATCAAGACGTCTAGAAGCCAGTATTATCTCTCCACTCGTGTCGGCTATCGTAGAATCCTATTGCCATGCAAATGGCTTCGGGATTCCATGTCAACTCGCACTTGGATGATGTGTGGATCGGCAGAAATGCCTATTCATACACCGTTCATTATATGCGACGTGGGCGTCGAAGGTAGTCGTGGTTCTCGCTGGCAAACTGAGCTCTCTTTCGAGTTGCTTAGTAACCGCGAAATCATGATTCACTTCGGGTAGAAGACTTCTTCACATGGGGGTTGGAAACCCTCATGCTTCTGAGCTTGAGAACTTAGAGGACGGTATTAAGCCGTTGATCCTTTCATAGGAGATTAGTTGTGGGACGTACTTCAATGAACAAGACTGGATCCTATCCGGGTTTCTTTAACCGGACGGTCTGGTCCATAAAGACTGGGGCTATTAAATCTGGTCCTGACATTTCCTTCCCCTCTTCTGGGGCTTGGACTAAGGTTAGGATTACGAATAACACCCCTAACTTTCGTTCATTGAAGCGCTCCGAATACCCGATGAATCCGTTTCATTATTTCGAGACGGACCAAAGGAACGTGTCCGGAGTGGCTACGATTTATGATTACGACTCGGACAGCTTCCAAATGGATGTTGGCCTTGCCGTGTTTCCTGCGTCGTATGATACGTCTCTTTTTACGGACTCCCGTAGAGATAGCGTTGATGCCGAAGCCTTAAACAAGTCACTTACAAACCTAAAAGGAATGAAGGTGAACTTGGGAGTGGCCATGGGTGAGCGCAAGCGCACCGCTGACTTACTCTATAGGACTGCCGGCACCATTGGCAATTCTCTACGTGCTTTGAAGCGAGGAAACTTCTCCGGCGCAGCTAAAGCGTTGGGGTTGCAACCCGATTTGAAGCAGCCGTCTAAGTCTGGAGCCGTGTTTCTCCCTGGGATTAATTCCAGAAGGAGGTCGCAGTTTACCAGACAGCAACTAATCAGCCAGTCGAAGAAATTATCCGACGATTGGCTTGCTCTCCAGTATGGTTGGCGACCCCTCATCAACGATGTTTATTCGTCGATGGAGGTGCTGGCTCAGGCCAGCTCCAAGCCACGCAAGTTTATGGTATCATCGTCCAAGTCCTTTAACTGGAGTAAATCTTCTTCTCCAGGGAATTGGTATGGTGTGCCGTACACTCGTGTGGATGCGGGTAGCTATACTAGGAAGTATGTTTACATATTTTCCTATTCCAACGAGGTCCTGACGGACCTCAGTAGCCTCGGGGTTACCAACCCCGCTGCTATTGCTTGGGAACTACTGCCCTGGTCTTTCGTTGCAGACTGGTTCATCCCTATTGGCAATTATATTGACACATGGGATGCGACACTTGGCTTTTCATTTCAAAAAGGATGTACAACTACCTTTGAGAAGTGGAGAGTCACAGTCGGCGCGAATGGCACAAAGCGTATTGGCAACACCATTCGTACGGTTAGTGCGAAGGGGTCTCACGACTACGTCGAATGCATTAGGTCGGGACTTGCGTCCTTCCCTATGCCTCGACTTCCATCGTTCGATCCCCGACTCTCTTTCCAGAAAGGTGTGACGTCAGTAGCTTTACTTCGACAACGCCTAAGGCTGTAAGTAGGAGAAACCTAATGGTTGCTCGTGCAAACGTGGCTCTGGCAGATGGCGAAAGCTCTCCTGTCACCCACACTTTTACCCCTAACGGGGACGCTGCCAACGGAGTGATGCGTTATCGCAATCTTAACTCGTCAGTTCCCGCGGCTTCCGAAGTTCTCACCATCTCGGTGCGCGACAGTGCCTCCACCCTGGCCGATATTTCGACCCCGGGTAAGAAGGTATCGCCGCGTGTCGTTGAGATGAGAATTAAGGATCCTGTGACCTATGTTGATGGCGTCAGCGGGCTTACGCTCGTTGATTTCATCAATGAAGCGGTCATGACCTTCTTGATTCACCCGCGGTGCTCCGAACAAGAGGCCGAAAACATCCGAAAGATGTGTATCGACCTTCTGAACGTCGCCAACAGTAATCAAGTTGGTTATGCGGTGGATAAGGGCGAACATATCTGGTAAAGATATGCAGCTCTGTCCCCACTGTAGTATCATTGTAATGCGTAGGCTTTTTGTTGGCTGTTGCCTTT